TTGCCTGAGATAGAAGATGAGTTTGAGTCCGTAATAGAATATAACAAACATATTCATACTCTTCTTGAGGAAGAAGATAATGATGCTCTACTTGCTCATTTATATGTCCGTCATTTTGGAGATGCGCACGGTGGACAAATCATCAAAAGAAATGTACCTGGTGCAGGTCTTATGTATGAATTCGAAGATCGTAAAGGTTTAATAGAAGGTGTTAGAGAATTATTACACGACGGCATGGCAGACGAAGCAAAGATTTGCTTTGAATACGCAGAAAGATTATTCCATGAATTGATGGAAAACTATCGAAACAATCCACAAGATTACGAACCAGAAAATTATGCCATGGCAAGAACAATGAGTGATTGGGAGGAAGATTGTTAGAATCCCCATTATTTGATAGGCTTAGAGCTTTATCACAAACGATTATAGGTGTCTTTGATTCCTATATGACAAGATATGATAATCCTAAACATATCGCTGACTTAAACGGCTGGGAAGATCATTTTTGGCAAAGTCAATATATTCGTAAAGCCCATCTTAAAACTATCGAACCTGTAGGTAATAATAAATTATGGTTAATGCATATTAATGTATTTCCTAGATGCGATATTAACCTTCCTATTTTTGGTTTAGATATTGTTGCCAATCCAAATAAGATCAGCGGTTGCTTTTGTGACTATTCTCCTATCACTGAAGGATCACATCCTTATCTTGATAAATTTAAATTAGAGACAGAAGGACTATCCTGGACAAGAGCAAGAGAAATGCCAGATTGGGCTCAAGAAATATTTTCAGAAAACATTGTTGGTGCAGGTTCAATTAGAGAAGGTGAAGAAACAGATCAGCTTTGCCAAATGGCATTAAACCTAGCAACCTTTTATTGTATGGAAATGGGAAATCCTATATATCGTCGAGGATTAGATCTTGACACAAAAGAAGCACAAAACAAATACTGCCGCAATCAAAAAATGAATCGTATGCTTCATTCTTCAATACTCGCAATGGGTATATCAGAAGAGCGTAAAAATCAATATGTAGAAAACGTATTATTTGAAGAAATATAATTTCGCGTAACTTAATAAATAGATTGACATCTAATTAAAAATTTGTTATAATAGACCAGTTCAATAGGAAACTGTTGGATTGGTTTATTTACATTATTTTAATTTTACTATTGACATATCACTCAATCTAGTATATAATATAAGGTATAAATGACAAAAAAAGAATCCGAGGAAAATATTGATATGTCCGTTGTTGCCTTAACACCAGATAAAATACATCATGAGATAAGCAAACATATTTCTGCAGGCGTTCCCTATATTGACGCTTTAGTTCATTTCTCTGAAAAGAACGGAATTGAAATAGAAACGATTGCTCAAATTGTTAAGAAGTCATCTATCTTAAAAGAAAAGATACGGACTGAAGCAGTTACATTGAAGATGGTGAAGAAGGAAGAAGATGCACAAGATATCACAGACTTTACTAAGTGATGATTCATTTAACGCATACGTTAAATTTCTAGCATTAAAGAAACATTTTACAACGGACAATTACGATTACTTTAAATACAATGGAAAGGTTCGTGCAAATTACGAAACCTTTATGTCGCGTAATGATGCATATTCATTCGCAAAATTGGCAAAAAAAGATGATCCTCAAGGACTAATTTTAAGTAATTTATTAATAAATAAAAATATCTGGGTTCGAGATTTACTCGATAGTGAAGGAGAAGCCAGATATACGAATTGGAGGAAAAGGATAGAATCATTAGGTTATATCTTTAAATCCGAGCTTGCTCATCTTAACGATGAATACAAGCAAAACTTTATATCGAGAGATGGACAACATCCTTTAGTAATGACGCTGTTATTACAAAAGAAGATTAGTCTTGAAACGTTTACTATTTTAGCTTTCATTACAAATATATTTTCGTACTGGAGTGAAAAAGTAGTTGACAAACACGTATCTTTTGATATAATAAACAAATCGCGAAAGTATAAACCCTTTCTCGAATATGATGAACAGCGATTCAAGGACATGGTCCGAGATCGTTTTGACATTAAATAAAACGCAATATAACGCTATATTAAGGAGAAAAATTATGGCACTAACAGACTTCTCTTCTCTGAAGAAGAATCGTTCGAAGACTCTTGATAAGTTGAACTCTCAACTTGAAAAGATTTCTTCAAAATCATACCAAGACCCAAACGCAGGGAAATTCTGGAAACCAACAAGAGACAAAGCTGGTAATGGATTCGCAGTAATCCGTTTCTTGCCTGCTCCTAAAGGTGAAGAAATGCCTTTCGTTCGTATTTGGGATCATGGATTCCAAGGACCTACAGGTCTATGGTATATCGAAAACTCTCTGACCACTTTGAACCAGGATGATCCTGTTTCTGAGTTTAACTCTAAACTTTGGAACAGTGGTGTTGAGGCTGATAAAGAACAAGCACGTAAACAAAAGCGTAGGCTGAAGTATACTGCTAATGTCTATATCGTCAAAGACGCAGCAAATCCTGAGAACGAAGGTAAAGTATTCCTTTATCAATTCGGTAAGAAAATCTTTGATAAGTTGAATGACCTTATGAATCCAACTTTCGAAGATGAAGAACCAGTAAATCCGTTTGACCTTTGGGAAGGAGCAAACTTCCGTCTCAAGATCAGACAGTTTGAAGGTTATCCTAACTATGATAAATCAGAGTTTGACCCAGCAGGTCCACTATCCGAGGATGATGCTGAGTTGGAATCAATTTGGAATCAACAACACCCACTTCAGGATTTAGTTGATCCAAGCAATTTTAAATCATATGCCGAGTTGAAAACAAAGCTATATCGTGTACTTGATTTACAATCTGATGAACCGACTGCTTCTGCACCGGTTGCTGAAACCGCTGATGATTTAGATTTGAGTAATCTTTCTAATGAAGTTGACGAACCTGTGATGCAAACAGCTGAACCTAATGTTGGTTCTTCTGTTGACGATGATGATGACCTTAGTATCTTTAAGGAATTAGCACGAGGATAATAACGGCATGCAGGGTATTTCGGTACCCTGCTTTTTTACGGAGGACATATGTCTATACAAAAAGAAACCACTATACTTGACTTTGATTTTGGTTTTACTGCTGTTGATGCTGATGAATTAGAGGTCGTGCGTGAAGCAAAGCAAGTTGCCGAAACTACTTCTGTAACTGCTGAAGCAAACGCAGCTAAGGCTCAACTGATTTATGATGCAGTTGTTCCTTTATTAAATAACTTAAAAGCAAACCCAGAAAAGGATTACATTTATTGGCCAAACCGATATGAGAAACTTGATGCGTTCGCTGATAAGTTGTATGCTATTTTAAGTGGAGAATAATATGAGTTTACTCGATAAAATGTTAAAAGCAGGTTCGATAAAACAGTCCGCTGTTCTATCTAACTCTGCATTCTTTCAGGATAAAGATCCTATTCAAACAGAATTACCTATTGTAAATATTGCATTCAGTGGTTCGTTGAAAGGTGGTCTTATTCCTGGTCTTACAGTTGTGGCAGGAGAATCAAAAAGTTTTAAAACTTTGCTCGGCCTATACTGTATGAAAGCTTACCTAAAGAAATATCCAAAAGGTGTTGCTTTATTATATGATTCTGAATACGGTATTACACCAGAATATTTAGAATCTTTTGATATTGATACTGACAGGGTAATTCATATTCCGATTGAAGATGTTGAACAATTAAAGTTTGATATTGTAAAAAGATTGGATGAAGTAGGTAAAGGTGATAATGTATTCTTGATGATTGACTCAATCGGTAACTTGGCTTCGAAGAAAGAAGTCGAAGATGCAATGTCTGAAAAATCAGTTGCTGATATGTCAAGAGCAAAAGCACTCAAGTCATTGTTCCGTATCATTACACCAAAGCTGACTACAAAAGATATTCCTTGTATTGCTGTTAACCACACATACAAAGAAATCGGCTTGTTCCCAAAGAATATTATTTCTGGTGGTACAGGTATTTACTATTCAGCTAATCAAATCTTTATTATATCAAAGGCTCAGGAAAAAGAAGGTACTGACTTGGCAGGTTTCAAGTTCACTATCAATATTGAAAAGTCAAGATATGTTAAAGAAAAAGCTAAGTTGCCTTTTACCGTATTGTATGATTCTGGTATTCAAAAGTGGAGTTCATTAATGGACCTTGCGATTGAATCTGGTCATATTACAAAAGCAACACAAGGTTGGTATAATACAACCGACCTAGAAACAGGTGAAATCATTGAACCTAAGCGAAGAGGAAAAGACATTGAACAAGATGATGATTTCTTCGAAGCTTTAATTAAAGATAATAGGTTCAATAAATTCATTGAAAAGAAATATAAGCTTACAATGGTGGAGGAAGTAAATGCTCGAGAAGACGATCTTATCGAATCTGATACTGAATGAGGATTATTGCCGAAAGGTATACCCTTATCTGAAATCCGATTACTTTGATGATACAGTTCTTCGTAAAGTATTTGAAACGGCTTCCGAGTACCTTGAAAAGTACAAGGAGCCGCCTTCTGTTGAAGCTTTAAAAATAGCCGTT